GAGTGCTGCCCCATCTTTGATGGCAACAAACCCCTCTGGATTGGTAGCCCGTAGACCATTCTCTTCCTCAAGGAATGTACCAACACTTTTAATCTTAGTCAATTTATTTATGATCATAACCTTAGCATCCATCAGGTTCTTAAACCCATCGAGTGCTGAGTGCATTGCAGATCTGTTAGTATTTAGGTATTTTATAGCTTCATTACGTCGTTTCATCCAGTCAACACGTGACTTGGCAGTCTTCTTCTTACCAATCTCAGAATTAAACTTAGCATCAATGAAACAACAGAAGTTCTTTGACATTATATTAGCAGGTGGTACCCTACCTTCCCTCACTACTTGGTTAAAGTATACCTTAAACAATGCAGGTAAAGTGAATGGTCCTTTACCTACATCCTGAATACCCTTAACGAAACTCTGTCCTTGTCTTAAATTTCTTTCAGCAGAGAGTATAGTCCTGTCTACATTTGCCTTCTCAACCATTGAAAGGTTGGCAGCACCACCTACATTTGTAAACTCGGAAGAGAATACTGCAACGTCTGGTTTACCTTGTAGTCCACTAACGTTAGCACCAAATCCTGCTGCTAAATCTTGCATAGTCTTACCACTATACTCTGTGTGAAATACTATACCCAACTTACTCTTACCTACCTTCTGACCCAACTCACTATCAACAGGGATAGTATAGGTGATAGTGTTAGGTCTGAAACTATAGTTACGTTGACCCTCCAACATTATTACTGAAGGTGTTGTCTGATATAACAAGTCACCTTGTAACACCCCTTGTATAGGTAGAGTGGATAATCTTTGTAAGCAATTTTTAAGGATACTCCCCACAGTCGAACCAGGATAGAATCTGTCTGCATCTGCCTCACTGTATACTACCTTTGGATTCTGCTTATTGAATACTGACTTAGTGCCAACAAAAAACCTACCGTCCTGTGGATTCCTACCACATACGATAGCAGGTGCACCATCCCATTTGGTAGTGACCTTCATAGCAGACTGCCCATCACCTTCAGTCAGCATATCTCTAAGTGACTTCAGGAAGTTAATAGAATTTGTTACACCAGCAGTACCACTGTTGAATATATCATCTTCTAAGTGCTCTAAGTGTGTGTTCTTTGCCATGTCTTTATTATATCAGGTAATTGGTCTACCATCTAGGTTGATTGGACAGTTTGGCAGCTGTCCTTTTATACAATGCTTTAAATCCATTCTTTGCTGTTGAGAAAAAGACTTGAAACTGTGGTTCAGAGGTCAATGATCCCTTATATCTCACCTCTATGTTAACAATGGTATGCTCTCCACCTTTTGGACCTATCCTCATATCATAGAATAATTTAGCTGCTTCTCCTGGTTGAATCTTAGGATCAAATGCTTGCTTCCTTGCCTTTCCAGTCTTATCAAAACCAGGTACCAATCTAAATTCAGTGTTAGAAGCATCACCAAACAACTCTCTAAAGACCTCGGTGGTAGTCTTGTGCCAAACTTCTTCCATCTCTTGCACCTTCAGATCACCATCCTTCCAATCACCAACACCAGTTATCAGTGTGAAATGAAACACAGCATCTTTAAGGTATGACTGTAACTTAAACTTAAAGACTGTATCTAAGAAGTCCTCAAAGAATTCTTTTTTACCATCAAAGTTAGCCATGAATACATCATTCATTGCCTTGAAATATATGTTGGGGTTGCACTTATACTCACCAGTACCAGTCAACATATTATTCTTTTCATTACCTTGGAAGGATTCATTTGCTCCTTTAAGAAGCTCTTTGATATTCAACGTAGCGATCTTCTTTTTCTTATAGATCTCACCATGCTTTATCTTCATCGCTCCACAGAAGAATTTCTTCTTAGCCTTCTCAACCTTTGCTACATCAGTGGATCCTATTCTCTTTTGGATGAATCCATTTGCCCCATACATGGGTTTGTTTAGAAGTGTTGGTTCATCTGGTCCAGATGCTGACCACTTCGCTTTCTTCAATGATATACCCCAGTAATGAATCGCTGTGGTTTCAAACTTAATAACAATATCAGATGAGTTGTAGTGTTTAATATCATCCTTCTGCACGTCATACTTTCTAATCTCTCGTGCCCATTGCTTACCAGTCTGCCAGATGGTATGTATCTTTGCACCATTCAACTTGTCTATGATGACATTAGATATTGATACAGCCTTAGCAAAGTTTACACAGTCTGGTGTGATTCTCTCTTTCTCACAATAGAAACCAGGAAGTCCTGACCCACCTACTATGTCACCTGCTACACCATATAAACCATCAACTATCTCCTTTATCTTCTTTATTTTCTTATCACCAGACAGAGCATTTATAGTATTAACATTAATCTTTTGCTTCTTTAGTATAAGACATGCAGTCATTAACTCATGTGGATCAGGTAACTTACCACCCTGTGTTAATCCCTTTGCAGCAAATACTATTCTAAAACCTACTCTCTTCTTACCTTTCGGAGTAAACTCAATGAAGAAACCTAGAGAGTTACTAACCTGCATCCCAACGTTTCTTAGATCAGTTGTCCATTCACCCTCAAGGTCTGGATCAATCTTAGAGCATAACTTCTCCTTTATATCATCAACGTAATCTTCATAATGAGACTGAACCTTCTTAGCTAACCAATCTCTCTCACCAACATTCTTAATCCTAGGTACAATAGCAATGGTAGTTTGGTTAGGAAGCCTAACCATTGCACCATCACTACCTTTACCTTCTGGACCTATCTCACTGCTATCAAAATCCTCTATCTCTCTACCACCAGCACCAGAGACACTTGAATAAAATTGAGATAATTTATATGAGCCAGTGAATATTTTATCTAGATCCTTGGCTACTTCTGCAACAACAGACATTAAAAAAGAGGGGAGCTACCCCTCTATTTAGTCTTTGTGTGTTAGTTATAATAGGGGAGGTTGGGTTTCTGTATTACCAACAAGAAAGGGGCATCACTACAGTAAGTAAGATCCTTTCTACCTACGACCCTCTTGGTATGAGGTTCTGCCATTCCTGACAGCGAGCACCACCTCTGTCGCATCACCTTAACCAGCATGTTGCCAGTAAGTTTATTCAGTCACTCCCGATGTTGCGTCCAACAGATTTAATATACCACCCTTGTCAACTGTTGTCAACCACTTCTCCAATTATCATGGAATCCTCATCGATTATATCCATCACGTCATCGGGGTAAGGAGTTACTATACAGTATCCTATACCACAATTAAATACCCTTCTCATCTCCTCCTCTGTTATGTCCTCAGTGAGAGGGTTGGTCTGAGCACCTCTCTGTATTACATTGTATATCTCTGGTCTCTCCCATGATGTCCAATCAATATGAGCATGAAGACCCTGTGGTATAATCCTATCGATATTCTCTTGTAGTCCACCACCTGTGATGTGTGCCATACCAAAGATGCCGACACCATCTTCCATTAGTTTTGATACCATAGGTGCATAGATGTGAGTAGGAGTAAGTATCTCTGGATGCTCCTTGTATACTAACTCATGTCTCCATAGCATATCATTGATGAGACTAAACCCATTGCTATGTAAACCACTACTCTTGACACCAACTATACTATCACCTTTCTTTATACCAACACCAGTAATAATATCATAATCTGATACTATACCTGTACAGAATCCTGCTAGATCATATTCACTCTGTTTATAATGCTCTGCTGTCTCTCCACCTAGCAACTTCATACCTGCTATCTCACATCCTTTGTAGATACCAACCATAATATCTGCTACGTTAGCATCTATCTTCTGAGTGGAGATATAATCTAAAAAGTATAATGGTTTAGCACCACTAGTGATCACATCATTGACACACATAGCAACGAGGTCTATACCAATAGTAGTATAGTCACCAGCAATTCTTGCTATGTTGATCTTAGTACCTACACCGTCAGCACCAGAGACTAGTATCTGACCATCAGGTAGTGGGAAGGTTCCAGAGAAACCACCCACACCTGGTATTGACTTGGCAAACTCATTGCCTTTATCAATGTCTACAGTGTATCTCATATATCACAAGGAGCTTCATCGAAAGAAAGATCTACTAACTTTTTATACTTCGCATACAACTCACCCATCTTTGGCTCAGTGCCACGTGACTTCCACATCTGTCTAAGTATGAGTTGCATATCATCCATTGGTACTACTACTGATAGATTACCATGAGTATATGCTTCTGCCATTATATGTCACCAGGTGCTCTATTCTCTGAGTATCCTACCTCAAACATTTGATTAGGATAACGTGCTGCTAACTTAAGAGTATTAATATAGATGACCTCATCTAATCTCACTCCTAATGCTAATGATGCTTGTGCTGCATACCATAGAATGTCACCCAACTCCTTAGTTAGATGCTCTTTCTGTGCATCATTATATGGTTTACCTTGAAACTTTAACTTCTTAACTATCTCCATAAACTCACCAGACTCTGAGCATAAACCTGATGCAGCAGTGTCTAGTCTCTCAATGTCACATTTCTGTTTCTTTAACTCACCATACCTTGCTAGTAGTGCATTGAAGTCTTTACTAGGTGGACTAGTAACACGATCCACAAAGTCTGTATAGTTATCAAGGTCAATCTCAAACTTCTCTTGCTTCTTACCCTTGCCCTTCTTTTTCTTTTCATTCTTTTCTTCTAGTATCTTCTTACTCTTGTAAGCAGTACCCATCTTCTCTGCTTGCTCCTCTGGTGTCTTAGGAGTAGAGTCATACACATCCTGACCCTTTGCCTGAGCATCATCTATCTTATCTCTTGAAGCATTAGAGATCTCTTCAGCAGCTTTATCCTGCTCGTAGTTTTCACCTGGTGCGTTAGTAAATTTTTCAGACATTAGATTTTAAATCCCTCGAATGTTTTTTTAGTGTCAGTAGTAGGTTCGATATCACCTGCATCGATGATACCATCTTGTGCTCCTTGATCACAATCATACAGCCTCATCTTCGCTCTGTCAATACCCACAACGAATCTCTTATACATTGTAGGATCATTATATCTATTCTTCAACTGCTTGATCATTATCTGTCCAAGCTCTTCCATTTCC